TTACGAGTATTTAGTCTATCGCTGTTTGTAATACACCCTGTGGATATCTCGGTTCACTTAATACTGCTGTAATACCATATGTATGTGTTGCACCTAAAGCTCCCGTAGACATGATTAAAGCCACATGGTCATAATCAGTCCCGGCAGCAGCTACTGTTGAGGCATCTGCTTCGATAATATATGCTGCACCCGTTGTAGTTGTAGTAATTGCAAATCCTGTAGCAGTTGCATCAGTTAAGGCACTTGGGGTATCAGAACCAAGCAGATTTGTCTGTGTTCTATATTTAAATACAATAGCAGTCGCAGCACCCGCATTACTATTTCCCGCACCTACTGTAATAACAGGAGTATTTGCTACCCCTGCACCAGTAGCAACAATAAATGTACATTTCTTATAATTCTCCAAATTTACAATATCAGATGTAAAACTTGTAGTAGCAACATGTGCAAATGGTACTGATACGTTAACCATTTTATGCGTTTCACTCCATGTTTGAGACATACTATTCACTTCCTTTCGATTTATTAATCATTATATTTAAGCTCTTTCTGCCAATGAGATAAATGGACTTCTGGTTACACTACCCTTATAAGAGGTAATTCCAGCATTCCACATAGGTTGACCATCAATACGGTAAGTAAATCTGAAGCACTGTTGATCGGTTAAAAATGCTACGTGCATAGAAGCTGCAGAATTAACTCCACCGGCTTTTTCAATGATTAAGTATTGGCTCATGTCGAGGAATAATATATCACCTACATCACCTAATGCCTGGCATTGTTCGATAGTCTGGATTGGTCTATTAAATAAAGTCCCGTTGGGGCTTCCAACCATTCCGCCAGTTCCCTGTCCAACAGGAGGCATAAATACCGATATTGCGGCAGTACCTAATTTGTAGCCCATCTTGAATAATTGAGGTTCTACATCTTGAATAATATACCATTTTGCTTTTAGTCTATTCTTTGCGGGCATCAAATTCCACATACCAGCTATATTTTCTGCTACAACGGTATCGGCATCCTGTGAAGATTCTTTAGCCTTGCTCTGTATAGCATTGCAATTCATTACTCCTAAAGGCTGACCCGCACCAGTTCCATTAATTATTGCATCATCAATCATGAAGGCAAATTCTTCTCCAAATCCCTGAGTAGTAATATTCTGTAATGCACTTTGGTCGGCAAGTACTTCTTCTGTTGCATAATTAACACCCATTAATTTATTGAGCTTTAAGTCGACTTGTCTGAAGTCTGGTTTCTTTGCAGTTACACTTCCACCTTCAGCTACCCAGTATGCTTGTATTCCGCCCCATCTTGAACCGGTAGCTCTTGATGTTTCGTTTACTGCATTAATTATAATTCTGTTGCCGTTAATGCTTAAATGTCTGCAATCTTTTGCTACTATTCCAGTATCATGAGTTACTTTTAAGATTTCGTTGGAATATTCCGGATTAACTAAAAATCCAGCTTCAGCACCTACTAACTCATTGGAACCTAAAATAGATTTAGACCTGACTAATCTTTTATCTACGTTACCATTAGGCTGGTAAGCTTGGAAAACCGACTGCATTTGTTCACCAAAACTTTTCCATTTTGGCTCTTCGTCTTTAACTTCTGGCTCTATTTTCTTCATCTTGTTATCTTCTTTTTTAGTTAACTCTTCCAGTTTTTCGTTAAATTCATCCATCATAGAACCTTTTATTTTATCTGCAAGTTCTGCAAGCTTCTCATCACTAAGCTGTGAGTTAGCTTTTATGGTAGTTACTAATTCTTCTTTTGTCATTGCTGCCATGTTTAACACTTCCTTTCTTTTTGTTTTTTGCGATTACTTGCTATCTCCGGTGTAATATGTTTCTCCCCCTGATATTTCTAAGATATCTCTGGCTGAAACCCCATTCACCTAATAGCAAATAACACTTTTATTTAGTTACATAACCTTTCCGGTTATTCTTTTAAAATTATCATCAATTTCTTGTTTTACATTATTGGTTATTTTATCAACCTGTTCATTTAATGCACCGTTTACTATTTCTTTTATTTCCTCGGCACTTATATCAACTGTTTCCTCTATTACTTCTGCCGGCTCGGTTGGCTTTTCATTATCTTTAACATCTATATCTAACGTTTGCTCTTCTATTTCCAAACCGTCAATTTCTTTACCTGGTCCAGGTCTTTCTGCCCTTCTCATTTCTCCACCACATTCAGGACACTTTAAGGTATTACAATGCTCATCACTTTGCATTTTATATCCACATTCTAAACACTCACAATTAAAGGCTGCCTTATCTTCTTCTGTCGGTTCAGCAGTTCCAGCAGAATCTAAAACATTCTGAATCAGCTTTTGAGCATTACCTAAATCAGACTTATTCTTTTTGTTCAAGACTGCACCGGCTTTTAATTCTACTGTTACATTTTCTAATTTTTCTATTAGTTCTTTATTTTCCTTAACAATTTCATATATCTCATCAAGACTAAAGCCCTTATTCTGTTCTTCTTTCTGCTTCTCTTTTTCTTCTGGTTCTGGTTCTGGCTTGTGTGTTTCGGGATCTTCATCATCTAATTCTTTATCTAATTTATCTACATCAACTTCTTTACCCTCTTTTGTTTTAGGTGTCCAACGTGAAGCAATGCCCTCATTCTTTACTTCTTCTTTTTCTTCATCTATAATTTCAAGTTCTAAATCTTTTCTAAGTTCTTTTGATTCAATCTTCAACCCTTTACCTACTGCAATATTCAAAGCATTAATATTTGATGGTATTGGTACATCGCTATGCTCTAAAAGTATCGACTTTGTATAAACTGTTTTAGTATTATCAACCATCTTTTCATCTAAACCATATTCATCCATCAATTTTGTTTTAAGTTTATCCCACCCTTTATTTTCAGGGTTTACTGATTCCAATGGTATGAAACCGATTGAAGAAGTATTAAGGAATTTCTCTTTGACTAAATTATATACATCTTCTGCCAGTTGATGTTTAGCATATACAGTCTTGGCTAATATACCTTTACCTGGAACGTTTTTAATCCAAATATCCTTGCCAATCGGTAAACCTTGATAATTATGACCATATAAAACGGTTGGACTTTTCTTAAAATCGTTAAGCTGTATACCGCTTGGTAAAACAATTTCATTATCCCTATCTATATCTGCTGTGTTGACAAACCTTATTGCTGCTCTTTCGCCATCTTCGATTGTGAGGTCTTCCGCTTTTAAGGGTATATTTTTTCTTACAAATTGTATTTCATCTTCTTTTAGTTTATATTTCTTGGCAATATCTTTTGCCTTATCCGGTAATATATCTTTTAAAAAACTCCGTTCTGTAAATAGTTCCATAAATTATCACCTCACTTTCTTTATTATTTTTTACAATAAAAAAGCCACAGCAAGACTATTAATCTTTACTGTGGCTATCAAGTAGCTCGCTTCCCTTAATATTTAATATCCAATGTTGACTTTATAGGGAATATATATTTAGTTTTTAATGACTTTACGCCGAATATAAATCGTCCTTTTTAATTACATAAGCACTCACGGTAACCCTATTATTACCTTCTTCTACAATCCTGACCCTTGCACGCACACCCATTTCAATTATTACTTCATTCAGCTTACCGCATTTAGAACATTTGATTACTTCCCGATACAACCTTAATGGCTTTGACGGTGTTATATAGTACATGCCCGCACCGACTTCTATATCCTTCGATAGGCAGTGATTGCAGTTTGGGTTTTGGCAACGAATTTCTTTCATATTACTCCTGTTACTTGTTTTAATTTAAGTAGGTCAATTATTTCATCAAATTTGCTATTTTTATGTTTTAAATAATCACAAGCTGGTTCTTCTCCTTCTGGAAAATCATTTGCGTGTTGATATTTAGAACTCTTTATAAACTCAATTGCTTCTGTCGTATTCATTTCTTTTCCTCATATATATAATCGCCTATTTGACCCGTTAATTTGTGGTCATGTTTTATTTCATTTTCAAACACTTTTTTAGGCATTCCTTCGGGAAAAGCTTTACAGCTATGTTTATCATTATCAAATCTATTATAATATTTACATTTAAAACATTGGGATAAAATTACTGTCATCTATTTTTCATAGCCTCCAATATTATATCATAAGCTTGTTTGGCATACATTGATGGTTTTTTGCTAAATCGGTAATCATTAAAAGCTTCTGCGGCAAATTCGTTTACATTTGTTTTTGCATAATCCGATATATGTATTTCATTATATAATTTCATATTATTTAATTTTTTCGCCTTTTTAAGTGCTGCTATATAGGTTTTTTTCGTATCTGCCATTTTAAACACTAATTTCTGGTCAGACATTATTTTATTAAATTGTATGTGCGTCATTTCATGATTAACTAAACGCTGGAATATTTCATCTATATTATTTAATTTTCCACCCGAAAGAAAGCCTTTATCGTAATATTTTGACAAACCTTCTTGGTAATATTTACCGTTTAGATTAGTCGAAAAAGCTATTCTCTCTACTCTGAATTCTGCATATCCACTTGCATATCCCATTTTTTTAGCTTGTATTATCTTTATTGGCTTAAATTTATATTCATTAAACATTTCATCAAAATATTTATTAATTGAATTTGCACTATTTATGTCTAACCCTTTATAACTTACTATGTCTGCAAATCGTGTTGCATAATCTTCTGCTTCCTTTATCGACTTTGCAGGCTTAAATCTTTCAACCGTTTCTATTATTGGAATTATCGTACAACGACATCGTGGATGAAGTGGCGGGTGTGGCATTTCCCCTTTTGAATAATCAAAATTAAGTTCAATATCTTTAATGTCAAACGTATCTCCTAACGGAGCTGTTCTGCCATCCATTGGTCTGCAATAATCACAAAGTCTTTCATCATCGGCAACAAGCCACTTTTTTCCTTCACATACCCCTGACTGCATATAACCTAATTCTGCCCCTGCATTGCTTGCATAAATTGTTTCTGATCTCGATATATTTTCTGCCCTATTTTTTATAAAGGATTCGCCAAGCCTTGCCTCAACCCTTTTCCTTAACTTATCAATACTTTCACCAAGCTCTAAACCGTTTGCTATTTCCCTTCTGATTATTTCTTCAGTCGTATTAACTAACCCTGCTGGGAATCGTGCAGTCTGGTCTAATAACCTTTCGGTAACTTCAGGATTGTAAACATCAAAGGCAATACTAACCGGCATATCATTTGCCTTGTGATATGATTTTCTTCTTGCCAGCTTTAATGCCAGGTCAATCGCTTTCTGCCCTTCCTGCTTTATTAGCTTAACAATAAATTTTGCTTCTGCATCAGCAAACAAGCCCAGCCATTTCTTTTTATTGAATGTCCACTTTTTAGGTCTATTAGGATACTTTATTATATTGCCAAAGACCTCGTTAGCCTGTTTAGTTAACAGGTTTTTCATTATTATTATATACTTCTTTTCATGTGGGTCAACTCTTTTAATATAATTATACCACACATTTGCCATTACTTCATTTTTATTACTCCCCCCGCCCGCCTTGGGAGTTTTTGGTAATAATTTCCCCTGACTTTTGATGTAGTCCACTAATCTATCAGATATATTTTCTATTGTAGCCTCTGTTAATTTAAGCATTAAGTTTAGCCTTTACTTTTTCTGCAATTATTTTGCTCGCTTCCTCTAATTCCTTCTCATCTGGCTGTGTACCAATTGGCACTAAATTGCTATTAATATATAAATCGTCTGCCCCTTCTATATCTTCTAACCCATCTTCTTTCCTTGCTTCATTTCTTGAAATAATTCCTGCATTGACATTTTCAACCCTTGTCTTCTGTTTAAATTCCTTATCTTCTGGAATGCAGTTTTCATAAGCACAAAAAATATTCTGGTCATAACGGGGTAATAACTGTTCGTTGATCTTCTGCTCTTGCCGTCTATGTCTTGGACTTATTGTATCCCGCATATATGTATAGCTTGCCATCTCTGAATTTGCTCGATTACTTTCCTTGTCAAATAACCCTAATGGAAGTCCAAAGGCATTAAATATTTCTTCTTTAGTCAACTTACGCCCTGCAAGGAAGGCAAGTTCTCGTGGTGTAAATGTTATCGGCTTGTATTGTAAACCCTTTTCTAATATCGCAGTCTTACCGGATTTACCTACCCCGCCATATTTCTGATTCCAGTCTTTTTTTATTCTTTCAAATTCTGCATCATTTAATCCCTGTTCAGTCTGTAATACTCCATCAGGTCTTGCCATATTTTCAAATAAGGAACTTTCATATCGGTTCATATTTTCGTTGATATTATAAGCATGGATAATAGCACTGAATGGACCACAACCATAATAAGCTGATGTTGGTGAAGGAAATTTGAAATGAATAATCTCGTCACGCTCAAAAATTACTTCCTGTGAGCCGACCTTATAGAGGTATCCTTTGATGAAATCTTCTTTTGAGGGTATTATGGTTATCTTATCAGGTGGTACTATCCAAACTTCGGTAGGTATACCAGCCCCGTTAGATACAATATACCAAAAGTTGTTACCGGTTAATTCTTCATGTAGGTCTGTCATTTCTTTTAACTCGAATTCATTCATGAAAGGATTGACGTTTTTCATTAGCTCTAAAAATGGATGCTCCAGGACTTCTTCAATTTCTACGGATTTACGAAGGTAGCTGTCGAGGTGGCTCATCTTTTTAGAGTATAAGAAGTTTTTTGTTTCAGGTGTGATTTTTCTGGTCTTGACTAATAATTTAGAGGTTTTAGAAGTTTTTGCAACGTAAAGACGAAGGGCAAATGATGCTGTCGTTGCTGCATTTTTTGAACTGCAAATATATATCCAGCTTTTGTATGCATTCAGTAATTCTTTATAAGTGTAGTCTTTCGGGTCAATTAATTCTCTGTTATAACTCCAGTCAGGTAGGTATTGTAATGTTTTCTGGGTTAGATTACCGCTTACCATTGCTTTAACGCCATTGATTATATTGGTTATTATATTGCTAATAATGACCACCACCTTAAAGAAATTTTTTTACATTTTAACTCCTTTTTAACACACATCTTTATAATATATTATAATTACATGGCTGTCAAGAGTTATTTTTGATTATTTATTATTGACCTGCTTAAAACTAATACTATCGACTTTCCCGATTAAAATATTAACCTTGCTAATAAATTCTTTTATATTCATTTCGTTTATTTCTGCTCTTAAATATCCATGCCCTTCTAAAATCTCAATAGCTCTTTCGATACTTATTTTACGCATTATTTACCCCCTGCTAATAATAATTGCCACGATTGCTAATATCATTGATAAAATAGCTAATCCTATAGATATCATGCTCAACAGTTTTATTAATTCCATTTTTCCAATCCTCCTTTTATCTACCTATATTTTACCCCAATCGCCTCAGTTAGTCAATTAATGCTCTTGTTTATTAAATTGTTAATGAAAGATATAAAATCCACATAATCATTAAAACACTCGCAAGTATTACATTATACAATTCTGTTTTCTTATGTAGATAATCACCAAGTGTCCAACCTGCGTTCCATCCTATTATACAAGTTAAAACAATCCTTAATATTATAATGATATTCATTATTTCCCTCCTCCCCTCTCCATTCTTTCCTTCAATATACATTCAGCCACCGCAAATTCAAGTGGAGTGTTCACATCGATATAAGGAACTTTCTTGTCAATAATATATAAAGTAGAATCGGCATAGTTAATATCACCATGCAATCCAATATCCCTATATCGCATAATAACAGTATGGCCAGTCTCTTCATATCTTGGTTCTTGAAAATCTATTCCCAAAGACCGCAAGTATAATTGTTTTTTGGTGTAATCGAAATCCCTTACTGCTTTATCATTTTTATCAAGGGAAAAATATTCGTATGCTTCACCACCCATTTTGTGGGCTGTCATGACTCTTGTACACCTTCTTTCTATCATCAATTCAAATGCTTCATCTATTTGCTTGCTTGTTCTCGTTGGGAAACAACAGTATAACCAGCAAAAATAATCCGGCTTATATTTCATTTTCCATAATACTTCTTTAAAACTGCTGATTATACCATCATGCTCATAACTATTTCCGTCTATTGTATCACTTGCATATTGAACGGGTCTGTCAATTACTTCTGCACCATATTTTAAGGCTACCTCTTTTATCACGGGATCTTCCGTTGATACAAATGTTCTATCAATATACTTCGATTTTAAACTTGCCTCAATAGTCCATGCCAGCATCGGTTTACCTGCCATCATCTTTATATTCTTGTGAGGTACTCGTTTACTGCCACCCCTTGCCGGTATAAGGCTAACCATTTTATATTTTTCCATATTTTATTTCTCCTTTTGTGTTTTGGTTATCTTCTTTTGTTCCAGTCAACCATACTGACTGTTTATCTAAATTGATACGATATTTATAATCTTTGTTATCATGGGTAATAGTAAGATGTATACCTTTAATCATTCTTGGCTTTTTCCCTTTATTTAAAAAATATTCCATATCGTAAACTGTATCTGGGTTAGTAGTATCGTCTATCCGTATGTAAACATTTAATTTAGACTTTGTTAAGACAATTCGTTTATCCATCTTATTTTCCTCCTTTTCTCTTATTAGGTTTTATAAAAATCTTTAACCATATCAACTATATCTTGAGCTAAAATAATTATTGTTTTGCCTTGTGGAGTTTTGATACTAGTCATTTTCTCAACATCATGTAAATCTTCAAGGTTCGTAGCGTCAATTATAAAAGGGTTACTATCTGCAATATTTTCAATTGTATGGACAATTTCTTTTATAGCACCTTTTAATTCCATACTCCTAAGATAATCTTTCATTTTTCACCTCCTTTCGTGTTTATTGCTATATTTATTATCAACTAACCACTTCTTTATGCAATTTCTTGAGCTGTGATTGTATGCCATTATTTTTACAACGTAAATCATTTATGCGTAGAAGCACTTTATCAAACCAACCTGTACCTGCCGATTCTGCTTCTGATAATATTCCTTCTTTAGCTTCTGGATGCGGATTACCAAATAAATAATCATTTATCTCTTTTATAATGCAATAATTTTCTTCTGCTGTCTTATTACAAATGGTTAATGCTGCATCAATTTCACATACTTTTTTAGCATCAATATCTTCTTTTTGAGCTACATTATTATATACGTTATTATATGTACTCATATTTTCTTTCACCTCCTTTTTACTTATTTTTTTTAGATTTTGTTTCGTTACTCTTTTTCAATTCTTCCCTAAACACAGTGCTTGGGATAAATCTTATTCTGTTCTCAATAATTATATCATCAGGATAATATTGTTTATTTAAGTCATAATTATCATCAATAAAATGTTTTAATTCTTCGTACATGCCCCCAATTAATAATTTTACTATTTCATTATTAGGAGCCCAATGCTCATTTAATTCTGTCATTGACATCATTTTTTTACTATAAAAGACTTGATTCTTTATATCCGTTTTTTTTTCTTTCATTTCTTTCACCTCCTCCCATTATCCTTTAACACTCCCAATCCTTATCCCCTTCAGAAAATATTTATGCAATGTAAAAAACAATATCAGCAATGGCCAGCTTGCAATACAGGCGGCTGCCATCTTTAGCTGTATTATAGGTGCTCCATCAGGTTCAAGACTATTCACAAGACTTGCCACCGCTAAAGGCAAAGTTCTCATGAGGGAATCCCGTATCATCAATATCTGCCAGTAATAGTTATTGTAAGTTCCTATAAAAGTAAATATTCCCAACACGATAAGCCCTGGTTTAATAATCGGTACAATAACCTGCCAGTATATCTGCCATTCGTTAGCGCCATCTATTTTAGCAGCTTCTATTAGTTCTGTCGGGATTGTCGATATAAACTGCTTCATCAGAAACATACCTCCCGCTCCAATAATTGCCACGATATACATTGAGGCATATGTATCCATCAACCCTAAATCTTTCATCAATATAAACTGTGGCAGTAAAATCGAATTACCAGGTATGGCCATTGTAGCCAGCATGAAATAAAATAATATCTTGCTTCCCGGGAATACCTTTTTTGCAAAGACATATCCGGCAAGTGAAGCTACTAAACAATTTAATATTACGGCAATGACTGATATGAACAAACTGTTGAATACCCACCTGTAAAAGTCCTTCACCTCAAAGAGCAGAAATTTGTAATTTTCAAAGGTCGTATTATGTGGTGTAAAGTGTGGCTTTGGGTCAGTTACAGGCGCTAAAGGTTCAAGACTGATTACAACCATCCAAAAATATGGGAAAATAAATATTAAAATTATTATGGCTACGATTATTATTTTGAGCAATTTTTACTCCTTATATTCTTGTATTTCTATAATCTCCAAACCCCGACCATCATTCTTTATTTTATCTTCTATTTCTTTAATGCTGTTTGCTTTCATTTTATAGATTGGGGTATCCCACCATTCGGGATGTTCTTTTGCTCTTGTTGAAACTAAATATGTTTTCATCTTTTCTTTGATTAAATGTGTTTGCTCAACTTTGTCCATGAAATCCTCAATTCTCACATTTCCATCACTATCTAATAATCTTCCTACTAAATAAAATCCATATCTTCTCCTAAAATCCTCCCACATCTGCAACCGTTTAATGACCTCATTTATTCTTTTATTATATTCATCATAACCACCATTTTTTACTTCCATGTTTCGTCCTTCTAAAAACTCAATACATTCCTTTGTATTCATTTTCTTCACCTCCTTCCCCTAATATTCTACATCTTTACTAAAAAACTTAAACTGCATTATTGTCAGGCTTGATATTACTATCATTAATATTATTCCCATTGAACTTGCCACTCCATAATGACCATATCCAAACGCCTCATCTATTAGCAAATAAGACAGGGTAGTCGTCCTATAATAGGGTCCGCCACCTGTCATAAGATACACTATTATAAAAGTCTGAAATGTTCCAATAGTCTCAATTATCAGCAAATACAGGGTAGTCGGTCTAATCAAAGGAATGGTTATATTCCACAATAATTGCCATTCATTAGCTCCATCAATCTTGGCGGCATCATATAATGATTTCGGTATATTTGTCATTGCTGATATATATAATATAACTGGTACACCCAGCGAAATATAAATCAATATCAATATTAAAGAAGGTAATGCCGTATGTTTATTAGAGAGCCAGTTAATATTAGAATAACCTAATAAACCCATAATATAATTGAATATTCCATTTCGGTAATTATAAAGCCACTTCCAGGTTAAGGCAATAGTGATAATTGATGTTACTGCAGGTAGATATATTATGCCCATTGCTAATGTTCTTAACTTTGAATTCACTTTTATAAGCAGGGCAGATATTAAGATGGCAATAAATATAATAAATGGCACTGAACCTATTACAAACCAGCAGGTCGTTACAATTGCCTTGCGAAATATCGGGTCACTGAATATGTCTATAAAGTTTTTAAAGCCTATAAACCTAAATGACTTTATTGTAAAGCGATAAAAGCTATACCTGACTGCCTGGAATATTGGATAGCATAAGAATATGGTAAATGGTATCGTATACGGTGCAAGAAAAAGGTAACATACTTTATTCTTTTTGATTTGGGTTATGAGATTATTTTTTTTCATTTATCCTCTTCTAATTTTTGATGCCAGCCCAGTCCTCACCAAGCTGGCATCCCCCCTTTATATTTTATTACTTTGTTTTACTCGCTCTATTCCTCATAATACTCATCAAGTAATTTGTTAACCTTGCGTGCCATTTCATCAAGTGCTTCTTTGGCAGTCAATTCTCCTGTAACAGCCCCCTGCATAACTACTCTAAATGCCTCTTTATATTGCTGATAAACAGGGCACATCGTTCCATAATCCTTTCCAAACTTCGGAAGTACATTCAGGTAATACTGAACTTCTGGATTATCTTTATATTTTTGATATACTTCCGGTATCTCTGACGATTTCATTACCGGAGAAGAATCAGCTTGAGAGTGTAGAAAGTCTTTCGCATTCTTTACAAAATACCTTACAAACATCTGGGCATATTTAACCTTCTCTTGATCGTCATTATCAAATACCCCGAATGCAGTCATTGAAAGTAGTGCACCATTTGACACACCTTTTTTAGATGGGAATGGGAATAGTGCCAAATCATAGTCTGCTGATATTTGGTCTGTACCTTCTAATCCTTTTAATATGCCAGGTATACTGGCTCCTGAAGTTGCTATTGTGCCGAGATTGAAGTAATTTGAATTATCGAAACAACTTAAATTTTCTGCACCTTCCATGAAGCAACCGGGAGTATTATAGAGTTCTAAAAAGTATTCAAGCCCTTCAATGGCTTCCGGTGAATTTATGATACATCTATATTTACCGTCCTCTTTAATAAAAGGCTCTGCACCAAATGCTTGTAACATTAGCATTATATGAGTTTGCATGCCATTGGCATCCCCTAACCATAGAATATATCCCCTGACTTCCGGTAAACCAGCAGAAGCTACCTTTCGCAGGAAAGCTCCATATTCTTCTGTAGTCCATGTTCTATCAGGTCTATCAAGTGGAAGTAAATCTAACGCACCGGCTTCTTTTGCAATCCTTTTACTGACTGTCATTCCTTGAGCACTAACTGCTGTAGGCCATAAACCCATTTCGTTATTAAAAGTACATGCCTCTATAGCAAACGGGAAGAAGTCATTCCTTTCATCTTCTGTCAGCTCAAAAGGTACAAGTAGCCCGGCATCAGCAAATTTGCCCATTCTAAATGTATTGTCTATTAATATATCCGGGCTTGTTTGGCTCAGGATACTAAGCTCTACCTTTTTTATACCTCCATCATAAGGTAAAACCTGAAGCTCAATTTTTACTTCCGGATATTCTTTTTCAAATTGGTCTATAACAATCTGTTCATATTCCCCCGGTAGAAGCCCTTCTACTTTACAAGAAGGGTAAGTCCAGTAGACCAAGTTTACTTTTGCCAATCCTGTGATTGTAAAGCTAAACACGAGTAAGCAAATTAATGGTATTAATAATAATTTTTTCAATATACTATCTCCTTTCTATTTATTAAATCTTATTATTAGCTAAGACGGTTTAGGTTCATAGGCATCGCCTCCTTTCGTAACTGTAATCATGTAAAATGACTTATGGTAGGGTCAAATATATAGCATCACCTCCTGTACTATTTTTTAAAATAAAAAAAGACAAAGAACCCGTCAACCTAAGTTGACCATCTTTGCCTACATATAATTTCTTATTAATTTTAGTTCTCATGGAACTCTCCTTTCTTTGTGACTGACGATGTTAGTTTTGTTTAGAAAGTTTACTATAATTATAATATACTAATTGGGATTGAATGTCAAATGATAGTTAAATCCATCTTACGTTAGGACTACCTTCATTTTCTAACATAAGCTCAGTTATGCTCCAAACTGCGGCATCTAATCTATCAGGTGATTTATCCCCCGGTTCCCATTCGCATAACTGATCTTCTAATTCTATAAAGTTACCGACATGATGAATTTTCCCCTGCTCATAAAGGGCTGACACTGGCTCGGCTCGTATATACTTACCTTTGGTAGCCCTAACGCTCTTATAACTTACATTCTCGTCTATGGTCTTAATAACATATTCTATCATGTCACCACCATTATTGACCTCACCAATTATCCTGTCACCACGATATTTAAAATATGATGTTACAACCGCATTACCCCACTTATCTGGTTTGCCTTTAACGGTATCATCACCTAATATATAGCCATGCCCATTACTGTCAATACCTGCTGCAATTATTCCTGTTTCTGCCGATGTTTCAGTATCTGATGCCTCAGGATCAACACCTATAACTACTCTTATTAAGTCGGGATGCTTATTGACCCTATTATCATCTATCATTTTTCTTGTCCATAAAGCGTTTGGATTGTCATCTAATATCTTACCTTCAATTTCCTGCTGACCTAAACGAGTGCCGACATAGGGTGCTATAACTTCTTCAAAATACTTCTTTGGTAGATTATCTCTATTCTCGAATGTACTGCCTCTTACTGTTACAGTGCTTTTCATGGCTTTAATGGCTTTGATAGTTTTAATGGGTCGGGGAGTAGTAGTGATTAATATTCGCATATCGTTGCCTTCACGCAGTCCAAACATTAGATTATCCCAAATATCTTGTGGGTATTGAAATTTCGCCAATTCATCAATCCAGACTAAATCATGGGAAGGTCCCCTAACTTGGTCTGGCTTGTCACCTGAATAGGTAGTGGCAATCGTACCATTAGGCCATGTTAAAGTTCTTAATGATGGTGTGTATTCTGGCATAAATGAAGGATGGGAAACTTTTAATATTGAAGAGGGTCCTATTTTAATCATGGTATCTCTTACATCAGGAACGGTCTGGCCAATCAAGGCTATATGCTTTGCACCATTTCTTGCATGGTCAATTACCCATTCAGATGCTGCCCTGGTTTTTCCCCACGCCCGGCCAGATAATATCATCCATGTTAACCAATCACCAGGTGGTGGTAATTGTTTCGGTCTTGCCCATACCCGCCAATCATATAATAGTTCTTCAGCTTCTTTTTGGGTCAGGTTATTAAGTAGTTTCGTTCTTTCCTGTTCGGTTAGCAATAGAATTGATTTGATTAATGAATTTCTGTCTGGCATCTATAATCTTTAATTCTCCTTTTTCTGTATATTCGCCCATCATAAGTAAATCAAGTTTACATAATTTTTCGTAACTATTTATTACATCTTTTAAGTCACCTGTATTGTCTATATCGATTACATTGCCGCCTTTAAAATCCTTAATAGTTTTATTTAAGATTGCTTTTAATATGCCTATCTGGGTTTTAATCTCGGCTCGGTAATCTGCTTTTGAATTAACAACTGCTTTGTTCGTTTTCTTTTCAAGAGATTTAGCATTTTCGATATCCCGTAATTCTACCCTTTTCTGCCAGTTAAAATCAGAACTCCATCTTTTTGCAGTAACAAGCGAAACATTATATTTTTGGCTAACTAATGGTAGCGCTCTGGTATCCCCGCTTAAATAGTAAAA